TCTGATTAGATCATATTCAGTTCTATAAACACCTTCAATATCAATAGTTTGTCCATAAAAACCCGATTGGATATAATGATCAACCCCGTCCTCATTATTAGGAGGAACGGGGGAGACTATAGATTTGGATTTTTTTTCATTATCCTCAATTGAAAAACCAAAAAGTTTCGCCATCTTATAAAGTATGCTTACCTGTTATAGTTTATTTAGTTGATATCTTCGCCACCAGCTGCAGGAGAATTGCCCTTGACTGCTTCCCACCAGAGAACTTGCATTTCTACAGTAAACTCCTGAATAGCATCAGTTTCATATGCCAACTGAATTGGACTGATATTTGTTGGGAACAAATCATAAAAATGATATGCTCTCAGAGTTGAACCGTCACGATCTAGGTGATAAACAAATGCATCTGCCTGATATAGCGCAGGATCCGTAACTCCAGTATTATCAGAAACTCGGTTGATTACATTCATCCAGTTCTCAAATGCCGAACGAATGGCAAAATCAGTATCGTTAATAACGGTAATCGTCCAAGATTCGAAGGTGCGGTCTCCTGCC